AACAATAGTTTTTATATATTCCAAATAATTTTAGTTAGAGCTGTAATTCTTTATAACTAAATTAGTTATAAATAAAAACTCCCCTATTAATATAGAGGAGAAAAAACATAGAAAACCAACAAACTATGTTTTTATTAAGGACATATATTAACAGGAATACCTATTGCTCCAAAACTATCTACTGGTGCACTATAAACAGTTGGACCGCTTAATAGTTTTAATTTATAAAAATCTCCATCTCCTACAAAAGGTGTAGTTCCTAATGAATCTGTATATACAATTCCTCCTACACCAATTGTACCTGTACCTCCTAACCACCAAGAAGGTGATAAAGACAATGGACATGCATCTGTTGGATGAGAAGTTGCAGACATAATACCTTCAGCTAACCCTATAGTGGTGGTGGTAGTTGTTGTAGTATATCCAGGTAAAAGGATATCGATATAATTAACACAATCACCATTTGATTTAACTCTTATGATGTTTGTGTAATCAGGAACTAATGCAGATGCATATCCTGCTAATAAAGATGCTTTAGAAACTCCTGATTCAAATGCTGATGTGTATCCATCAAGATCTGAATAAAGATCAAATGGTCCTGAATCAGTTCCAGCTGTTGTTAATGTTATTAGTACGGTCATTGGTTTAAGTTTTATTAGTTGTTAGGACAATATTCTTTTACAGATACTGAATCTATAAAGATAGATTCAAAATCAACACATAGTGCATTTCCAAATATTGCAAATTTATTATTATCTGTACAAGTTAATGTTAATGATATATTAGTAGTTCCTCCTGAAAAAATAGGACCAGAAGTAGTAGTTCCTGTAAATATTTCAATGAATCCATCTGTACAAGTTATTCCTTTATATAATGTAAGAGTTATAGTGTAAGTTTTACCTACCGTTAATACATTTTGAGAAATACTATCATATTCATCATTTCCTGTAAAATGTGCACTTCCTCCATGTTGACTACTCCAAGTCCATCCCACTTGAGTTGAGAATAACCAGTTATCTAGATTAGTATTAAAGTTACCATTAATAATAAGTTCTGCATCATTACATGTTGTAGTAGTTGTTGTTGTTGGACAACATATATTAAGTCGATTATTAATAATAATCACATCTTCTGATAAAATCATTAAATCTTCAGTGATATTTGTAATGTCTTCTGTAAGCAATGCAACATCTGCTGCAACATTACATATAACACTATTGAACTTATCAAGGATTGTATTTAATCCATCACAAGTTTTTACATCTGTACAAGGAAGAGGAGTGCTGTCGTATGTGATAACACTCGTTCCTATTATTGTTATATTATTTATTTCAGAGCAATCAGCCATTTTATATTTGATTTAATTTACATAGGTATACATTCTCCACTCACTGAACAACTAGCGTACAATATATTGTATGTACTTGCTGTAGCTGGAAAGTATATAGGTGCATCATTTTTATAATAAAATAATTGTATAGTACTAAGTGATGATGTTTTTATACAAAATCCACTAAGTCCTGCTACAGTATATTCAGTATCAATATTTGACTCATCACATCCACTATTTTTTGTAGTGGTTATATAAACTGTATTATCAGCTTTTCCTGGTGCAGGTGTATTACCTGTAGCATCATCTAAATCTGTTTGAGAAATAACTACATGAACACATGAACAAGGATAAGGATAAGTTGTTGTAGTTGTAGTGGTAATAGGGGGTATAGTAGTAGTGGTGGTAGTTGTTGATGATGTACTACTAGTGGTAGTAGTTGTTGGACAAAATCCTTCAATACAATTAACACCTATCGATATTGTTACTAATGGATTATCTGCAAAACCGCAACATCCACAAACTTTAATTATTTCATTTGCAGAAATTGTAGTTTCAACAAGATCTCCAATACAATTATTATATGAAATATTATAATCTACTATACTATTGCTTGTATTAGTAAATGTAAGACATTCACAAGGAATAAAGATTGTTGTTGTAGTAGTAGTAGTTGAACTTGAACTTGTAGTGGTAGTTGTTGTATTACATGGACCTGTTGGTGTAGCAATCACTGTTCCAGGAACTGTTAAAGGACTATCTGATTCAATACAGATTTCTGTATCACCTGGTAACAATACAACAGCTTCTTCTAAACCTGTAATACAATCAGTAACAATTATAGCTAATGGTGTAATTCCAGTGTTAGTTAATAAGAAACTTTCACAAGGAATATTTATTGTAGTAGTAGTAGTAGTTGTAACTGGACAACAAACATCTAATACATCATATATATCACTTATATCATTATTGATAGTTAATACTTGTGTATTAATATTAGTTACTTGTATAGTTAATATATTTATTTGTGAAAGTAAATTACAAATAATTTCATCAATCTTCTGTAATATCACATTAAGTGTATCACATGGTTCAGCTGTTGTGCATGTTAATGCAGGACCATTATAAATAATAGTACTAGATGCAGTTAGAATAGTTGAACATGGATTGTTAGTATTGCAACCACTATTTGTGATTACGGAACTACATCCACATACATCATTTATAACTACGTCTGTACAACTAGGATTTACTGGTAAATATGGATATGCCATTTTTTTATTTATTTATAAAGGTCTGTATTGAATATAATAACATCCACGTCCAACTTGAACATTTGAGTGAGCACCTCCACCACCTTCTGCAGAATTTGCAACAAAAACATTCTGTCCTACACCTGTTCCTTTCAAACCTGTAAAATTAGAATTAATTGCTCCTGTAGCAGTAGCATCTGAAACTATACCATCTTCAATTGCTGCAGGTCCACTAGTTGTTACATCAGGTGTATATTTATACGTATGTGTATGTCCAGGATCATTAATTGTTACTGTAGCTACGTGTGTGTGATTAGGTATTTGACCTAATGTAAGTGTTGTTGAGTTAACTGTACTTCCTATACTGTTTAATGTATATGTTGGATTAAATCCACCTGGAGTAGTTTGAGAAGGCATAGCCCCTCCTAACATAGTACCATCAGTTACACCAACTCCCACTACACCTCTTTTATCTGGTGTACCATTTTGTCCATTACATAAATATATCTTTTCCCAATTAGTTCCAACAATACCAGCACCTGTACCATCAAATTTTCCTGAAAGATTAGGATCATAAAATTCAACTACAGCATAAGGAACCATTCTATTATAATACTTTGTACTTGTTCCAATACTAGCTAGATAAGCTGCAATGTATGCATCTAGATCAGCTATCTTTACATAGTTTGTGTCAAGGTCAAGAGCAAGAGCTATTAAATCAACTTCTAATGTACAAACTTTATTTATAACAGCTTGTACAATAGCATGTGTATCTGAAGTAGATGTAACACCTGTTAAACATCCAATTGTATAATCAGCATTTAATACAGATAATGTTACAACAATAGCATCTATTTGATCTTGTAAATCACAAGCAGCTTGAATAAGAGCTTTTGATATATCTACAATTGATATATCATTACATGTTGAGCATACAGGAAGATATGATTGTACAAGTGCACATATATCTATACTGCTAAGATCTATCTTAACTCCTACACCAATTATCACTGATGAAAGATATGTTGTTAATGATTCTTCTACAGCAGATAATGTATCTCCATTTTGAATTCCTAGGGCAGGAATATTTATCCCTGTATATTTAACGCATCTATCAGAGACAATCTCTGTACATCCATTAAAACAATTTGTGCAATTAGACATATTATATTTATTTTATATTATTAATCTTTTATTAATCTTACTGAATAACCTCTTGCCTTACTTAGGTTGACTCTGTAGGCCAAGGTGTTGATATAATACAGAATTCTGATCCAGGCGTTTGCTGTATTGTACTCTGACGAACTCCACCAGAAACCGTAGTAGTCAATAAGAAAGAAAGTACCACCAACGTTAGTGCGAAACCCTCCTGGAAGAGCTGTAAAACCACTGGAGTTGGTAGCTCCTTGATTAGGAATAGTCCAATGTGTAGTACCTGTTTCTTTCATCTCGCCTCCCGCAACATTTTCTCCACCTAATAAATCGGTTAGTGTTGTCCATTCTGCATCAGTAGGGACGTGATAACCAACTGGGGCTAATCCTCTTGGATCATTTACAGCATACCAGTTATATAATTTTCCATAAACAGGTCCATTTGCAGAGTCGTTGTTATAATAACACCAAGCACCTGTGGTTAATGCTCCCCAAGTGGTTTGATCTTGCACTTCAGGAATTAGTGTTCCATCTCTATATATTGTAACATCTAAGTTACAACTTGTCCATATTTGAGTTCCAATTGTAACATCACAACAAATTGCACATGTAGTAGTTGTAGTGGTTGTTGTAGAAGAACTAGAACTAGTAGTTGTAGTTGTAGGATTCTCAACAATTGTAATGTTACACGGAACTTCTAAACAAGGTTCTGGAGTGTTACATTTACTAACACATCCAACAGTGAGACGTATCACTCTACTAGCAATCATGTTTACTGAATATTTATAAGCATAATTAGGATTGATGTATTTATATAATAGTATTCTTCTGTATGCTATTAACTGAAGAATATCACCAGCAGCAATAGGTTGATTCAACATATATGAAATATTGTTGTACAAACTATTACCAAGCTCTGCTAACTTGCAATCTATTTTTCTAAGTAGGGAAGGAATGTTTGCACATTCTGGACAATTAGTTAGTCTAGGTGATAACATATTATTTATTTTTAGCTGCACAGTGTGCACATAATCCATTAGTCAATTGACAACCACACCCCACTTTAGCTCCGCATTCTGAACATTGTGCCATAATTAATAAAAGTTTATTTGGTAGTTGTTACCTGAACAACCACAGTTTGATTTTAAGAAATTGTCTAACATATTATCTGCCTGAGCGTATAATCTATTTGATTCATATTCTGCACAGTTATTAGCTGCAGCAATTGCTCCTTGAATAAAGAAGTTAATTGTATTTAATGTTACGCTAGATTGCGTTTTAAGGGCCCTATCACACTCCATCATATTTAATTGAAGGAAAGCATTGTCAAACTTTTCTTGAAGCCTGTCAACACGTAATATGGTTTTCTCTACATAGTTTGCATATGCAGGAGCTACAGAATATTTTAATCTATACACTCCATCAGGAAGAGGTTGATTGCAACCAACTTCTGTGATTCCTAAATTAGAAGATGTAAATACATTTAGCTCATTAGGAACGAAAGGTAATATTTTGATTCCAAATCCTGGTATATCAATCTCAATAGATGGTGCTGAGACCACTGGAGGATTGGTAGGATATACAGAAGCATCTGCAACACCAAGTGTAAGTACATTATAAGTAGGAACTACTAGTATATCTAATTGTAAGTTTGCCATGTTTTTATAATAAATATGCCAGAGGAATATGAGTGATATCCTCTTTCCCCTGGCATAGGTTATTTAATAATATTTTTACTTCTTCTTATCCTTAAGGAATGTTAGTAGAAGTTGTAGTAGTAGTAGATGCAGGAGCACTAGATGTAGTAGTAGTTGTAGTAATACAAGGAGCACCTTGATCAACAACAGCACCTAACGCAGCAACTAATACAGTATTAATTGCAGCAGAAATACCACTTGTAAGAGCATTTGGAGCAGCAATAATCACTGTAGCATCTTCTTGAATATAATCACCCCATTGGTATGCAGATTTATCATATTCATTAAATTTAACATAATATGTATCATAAGTTACACCACCAGATACCCAAGTCTCAAAGTTCTCGTTGTATCCATTCATTCTGTAAAGGTGTTTCAAATACCCAGCTTGGTAGCTATAGAAATTTTTCTCTAATTGAGCAATCTCTGCAGATGTACCAGTAGCATAAGAAGCACGTTGAGTGATGATAGGTTGAGCAACAAAGTTACAAGCATCAGCAACAATAAAGTCAGCAGTAGTAGCTGGACCAGCATATACAAACGTTCTGAAAGACATTCTGTCATATTCAAAAGGGAACGCTGCAATATCACAAGGTTGACCATATTGTGTCAATGGTTTTCCTGTAATACGTAAGATAGTTCCACCAATGTTTTCAAATGTGTAGAATGTAGAGAAAGAAATGTTGTCAGGGTTGTTTCCTGGAGCTTTTAAGTTTAATTGATAAATCAATTCATCAATGATAGTGTTAGCACTTACATCAGCACATGGGTTACTGTCACAGTTACAACAAGGAGCTTGAATAGTTACTGAACGAGTGAAACCATTGAAATACAATGTATCAATATAAGAAGAGTGAGCACGTAAAGTTAACGTGATAACTTCTCCACATTGTACAGTGAAATCAGTTACATCAGTAATTTGATTAGCAGCTGTTGGACATCCTGATACTTTGTACCATTCTGTTACGTTAGATTTACAAGAAGATCCTGTTGGACATCCAGAAATTCTGTCAGATCTTTTAGATCCTTGTAAATAAGTGTTTGTTCTACCTTGAGCTACGTAAAAATACGGAGTTACTAAAATAGATGTAGCATCAACTGCAGAATATGCACTGTTGAAGATACCAACTTGACCTGCTGTCAAGTTTTGTGTTGAAATTGAGCCAGAGCTAGGGAGTGCAGTTTGCCCTACTGGAACCACGAAGAGCGTGGTTAATGAAAAATCAGCCATTTTATTTATTTATTAAATGTTAAAAAAATTATTCGTTTGTTTGTATTCTGAACTGTGCACTTTGTACCGCAGCAGCATTCTCAGTATACATTGCTAGATTCTGTACTGTAAGATCTAACAGTTCATCTTCTAAATATAGTTCAAGTTCGCAATCTTGATCAAATGATGGAAGACCATCTAACATAATATATCCTGTCTTATTTATATATAAAGGATATCTCATATACATTATCTGTAAGTTTACAGGAGTGAATGTACCATCTGTGAATACACTTATCTCATCTGAGGCTAAGAAATTAAATGTTTCTTGATATTCAAATGAAGGTTTGTAATGATCATTGTTTAATATGAACTGAAGATCACCATGTTTAGCAAGATCTCTGTTGATCCATACCTTTCTATTTTTACATCTTCCTTTGTCTGCTAGTAAATAACTATCTACATAAAACATATACTGTGGTTCAAGTAAATGAACATTTGCAGACCATTGATTTAAATCAGCATCTTTTAATCTCAATACTAATGGTTGGTGATTATAATCCATTACAAGACTTTGTAAGTCTTCATAACGTTTTTTAAATGCATCCATTCCTAATCCACTAGTAACACTAATCCCATCAACTTTTTGCTTTATCAACTTAATCTGAGCTTCATTCAAAGCTAAAATCTTGTCTTCTAATTGAATCATTTGATGCTCATTAGTTGATAGTTTATTTAGTTTCTGATCGATCTTGTATAATAAACTATCTACTGGTATCATATTCTTTTATATTTTTAAACCAGCTACTAAATAGCAGCTAGTTTTTTAGTTTTCAATTTACCTTCTAATATTAATAACTCATCTTGGTTATCATCATCAGCTAAGAATCTAATTAAATCATCTTCATCTTTAGCTATTTCAAACTCACCTTCATAAATTTTACCATTTGGTTTGGCTCTATAAATTGAATGTAGGATAGCTTGTTTAACTAAATCTTTAATATGGAGTAAGGCATCTTTCATATCTGCAAATCTATTGAACACTTCAACTGGACTCAATCCTGAATATTTACCATTCTTGAATTCTGTTTGTTTCAATACATTATCTACTAAGTTGTATACTACTTCTTCTTTTGTTTCTTCTGTTACTGGAAGTCCTAAAAGTCTTGCAACTTTTTTCTTCTTCTCAGGAGTCATAGAATCAAACTTAACAATAGCTTTGTTGATCAATTGTTTTTTCTTGTAGATCACCGCATTTTCAATTTCATCATCTACAACGTAGAATTGTGTATCAGCAGCATATTCTCCTCTTTCCCAAGCTTGGTAGCTAGAAGCAATTGTTGGATGTACTCTTAACCATGAAAAAGCAATCTCTTGGAAAGGAACTGATAGATCAAAATAATTGTCACCATCTAATAACTTAACTGACTGAACGTGAGTCTGGTCATCTGTTGATAATGATAATCCGTAGTTCCAGAATTGTGATCTAGGTCCTAAATCAATATCACCTATTTCATTCTCAAGTTTTGTTCTAAGAGCTTTCACTCTTTCGATCTCTAATTCTTTTTCTAAAGGATCTTGGATACGTTTAATATAAGAAGCATTCTCATCTAAGCCTGTTCTATATTTACCATCTAATTCCTTGTAAGGATATTTGAATACTCCTGTTCCAGGGATTCTTGTCATTCCTTTTTGCGATAGTCCACTATCCATTGTTTGAAGTTGAGCACTATTTGAATAGTCTCTCTTAATAGTAGAAATTTTACCTGTCTTACCCATAATGTAGTTAAATTTAATAATTGGTTTTAATTTGTAGCGAATTGAGGACTCGAACCTCGCTTCTGGGTTATGAGCCCAATGTGCTAACCAGTTACACTAAATCGCAATTTGTAGAGTGGTCCCACCGAAGGAACCTGAACATGGATACTATCCATTTCAAACACTCTATTTGAGATCAATCCCCTCGAGGAGGGAGAGGAGGTGAGGGGATCTTTCTCGGAAAAAAGAGATGTGTGCTGTTCTATTATGGGAAGCATCACATCTACGTTTTTGTTATTAGAATTGTGGCATTTCCTCAATCAACACAGTTCTAGACAAATCTTCAATAAAGACATCACATCTGTCTTTCATCCAGATTTCGTATCCTGGGAATTTATTAGCAGAGCTCATACCTTGAGATTTAGCAAAACCTAAGTGGTGACGAGTACCATCAATATAACCCCAAGTCATAGAAGGTGCACCCTTCATACGTACCTCACGGATGTTGTTTACCATTGAACCATCAGACATTGGAGAAACATCAAACACCATAAATACAGGAGTGCTCTTTTTGTTTTGTCCAAACTCTAAGTTAGATTGTGGTAAATCTAATTCTTTTAAGTGAATCAATTCAACTCTACCAGTCTCACGAGTTACCATTGCATCAAATGCAAAGTTGTAAGTGATATGTTGTCCTTCACCTTGCATGTATCTGTTTCCAGAATCAGCCATGAAAGTAAGACCTGAATTTAATGCATCTGTTTTCAAAGCTTGTTGGAATACATCGAATCCAGCTTCATTAGTATACATTTTTACACTTCTATCTTTTACATCCACTCTTCTGTAGAATAAATCTCCAAATACAGAACGAATTAAGTTAGCAGAGAATTCACCTCTGTTGTATTGTACTAAGTTTCCATTGTTACGCATTCTGTGGTATACACCAGCAGATGTTCTTTTCAATTCTTGTTTATTACCACCAGATTTAACTGTACCTGGTTTAGCCCAGATCATACGTTTAACTTTCAATTCAATCATTGATTTACGCATCCAGAATTCGATGAACGGTTCCCATTTAACATCATTACGTGTAAGTGGTAATTGGTTACGTCTTTGTGGAGCATATACCAAGATGTCTAATGGTTTACCAGAAGCATCTCTCATCATTTTGTCATCAGCCCATTCAGTGATTTTGTGCTCATATCCATATGCAGAACCTAATGATTCAAACATTGTGATTTGCTCACCTAATCTTGGAAGACCTAATAAGTCTTGATCAAATTCTCCAATAGCTGCATCAACTAATTCTAGTTCAACACCATATTGTAAAAATACAGGATTAACGAAATCAACTTGTGGATTATCAGTTACTAATGTAAATGAATAAAGGTAACCCATGTTCCATGGTAATGGATCTTTGATCACGTAGAAACGTGGACCATACTGACGTGTACCTACAGAGATGATAGCATTTTTAGAAAACTCATTAGTATCTAATACTAAAGAAAATTCTTGTCCATCAATACCTGTTTTACCAGACAAGATAAGCTCTTGTGTAGAAGCAGGAATGTCAATGATTTTTGGGAATTTGTAAGGAACTGCTACTTGCCATTTCCATGCATCACTATTATTATCAATATAATAAGGTGTGCTTTTGTTGATCATGTCCAAGAAGTCATTGCTATACAATGAGCTCTGTGTATAAAGACTTATGATTTTTTTATCATAGTCTGCAGGCTCAGTAGAGTGAAAACTCTCTAAGTGGTTAGAGTCTGTTAGTTTTCCTACTGCACGTTTGTCCATAGACGCTACACGAGCATAAGTAAAACCAGTTAACCCAGGAATTGTTTGAATTGCCATTGTTATTCGTTTTTATTAATTATTTATTGTTTTGTTATAAGAACCATGATTTTGAATTAGCACCACCACTAGTTGTACCAGTTGATTTAGCTTTTGTAACTTGTCTTGCAACTTCTCCAAATAACTCGTTAGACTTTTTAGTCACACCTGTTCTTTGTATAGTTGATAATGTAGGATCTTTCTCTAGCATCTTTAAAAGAAGTCCTATTTTAACTTTCTGTGCATGATTCTCTGGTCTTTTAAGATCTAAGATGGCACGATCAAAATCAGTTAAGGTTTCTCCTGTTGGAGTTTTCCACTTATCTACTAATAAGAAGTCTTGTAATTCTGTTGCTAATTTTGGATTGATTGGAATACCATCAAACTCTTTTGCTTTCACCTTATCATTTAAGATGGTTTGTACATTACTTATATACTGATTTCTGATTTGAGCTTTTTGTTGTAACTCAGCTGCAGATTTATCTTCTAATTCTTGTAATTTAGATGCTTCTTTTTTAACTAACACCTTATGATGTTTAGTAGCTACACTCTCTAGATCACCGTAATTTTTAAGTCTTTCAATTTCTGTATCTACATCTTCTGGATCAAATCCTTGATTTGTTAATGCTTGTTTCATTATTCTCTCCTGATTGTTTTCATCAGAAAGATCCATTTCAGCAAACCCAACAACATTATTATATGTGGTGAAGTAATCTTTTGGATTAACTCCTTTTACAAATATGGCATCAAAAGCTTCTTGGTAATCTTCACCAAATTGCCCTATAAAGTTTTCAACTATTTCAGAAGCACCTTTCTTTTTCTCAGCATTGAATTTTTCTAAAAATTCTTCAGCAGTGTTTACTGGTTCTTGATCATCATCATCAGATGTGAATACACCTAGTTTATATAGATCATTAGCAAGAGCAGTGAATTGTGTTCCTTCTGGAGCATCATCATCACCACCACCTTCTTCATCATTATCAATACTTGCAGTTTTTGCAGGTTTTGATATTGGAGCAGGAGAATTGTTGTCATCTTCATCATCTGGATCATCACTTAAGAAATCCGAGATCATTGATTGACCCTCAAGTTTTTCATCATCTGTTTTACCATCAACACTTGCAGGAGGAACAATATCTCTTCCTTTTGGTACATCTGGTTTAACAGGTGCAGCAGGTGCATTAGCATCTTTAATGATTGGTGTTACATCTTCTGGATTACCAGAAGCAGTTTCAGGTTCAAATAACCCTTGAAGTAATTCTTGATTACCCATACCCATTTCCATAGTATCTTGGATACTAAAGTTGCTTATATCTAAATTATCAGCCATATGTAGTTGTATTTATGTTTGGTTTTATTTATGTAAAAGTATAATAAGAGTTTATAATATCAAAGTGTTATTGGTTGTTACGTGCCAATTTTGTTAATAATATAGCATTAATGTTTTTATCTCCTCCGAAGAGGAGAAGTTTTCTAACCTTTTTTATTATTTCTACCCTTGGCATTTTCTTTAGCAACAGCTAAATCATTTGCCATATTCTCTCTTTGCACTTGTAGTTTTTCTTTTTCTATAGACATTTTATCGCTAGCTTGTTTATTCTTAGATTGAATATCAGCCATTTTCATTCCATAGTCTTTTGTAGCTTTATCTTGGTCATGAGCTAATCTGCTCACTTCCATTACATCAGGGATAGCATTTGCATTAGTGTCTTCTGATTCAACATTACCAAATCCTGTAGCTTGTATAATAGCAATCTCTTTCTTAGATAATCTATCAAGTTCTTTTTGGTAATCATCATGAGCTTGTTGCTCTTGTGCCAATTGAGCTGTTTGCTGTAATGTAGCTTGAGCTTGTTCTTGTTGTTGTTGTAATTGTTGTTGTTGCAACTGGTTAGCTTGATCTTGCTGAGCCATTTGTCTATCTCTGAGGTCTTTGAATGTTTTCTTCATCTCTCTCATAGACTTAGTAGAATACAATTCTATTATATCATAAAGTGTGCCACCATTCTGAATAACAGCTTGAGAAAGTTGTCTAAGTTCATTAAACATTTGAGTGTCTTCTGGTCTATTAGTTAAGAACACTTTTAAGTCACGGAATTTAAGATCTGACCCATTCACTTGTACGAATGCAGATTCTCCTTCAGATGTAATATATGAAAGTGTACTCTGTGGTTTTGATGATTCTACATAAAGTGCAGCATCTATAATACTTTGATACAGCTGTCCAAGCACGTACTCGTGAGCCACAAATAAAGGCTCTGTTTGAGAGTAACTCTGCTGCATCGCAGTATTAGTTCCTGTAGCACTTTCAGAGGCAGAAATAGACCCCATACGTTGTTTAGACATACCTACAAGTTCCCAACACTCTTGTTTCATCTGTTGAGCTAATGTATATCTTGATTGTATCTCTTGCGTACGTGTAAGATCAAGAGCTGTAAATTGATTAAATGAACTAGGACTCTTTAAGTTCTCAGGACTATCATCAATAAATACCACTCCTCTATTACGTGCTTCCATTTCCCATATATCAAGAGCATCTTGTGCATCTCCATCTTTTGGAATAGGAATGTGTCTTAATGACATAAGCTGAACCTTACCCACCTCTTTCTCAAGAAGTTTGTACAATTGGTTCATACATACGTTATAAATCACTTGGAAAGGTTTCATAAGATCTACTAAGCTTTTAGCCTCTGTATTCTTCACCTCATATGTTGTTCCTATAATAGGGCAATAGTTTAATAATTTATATGGTTTGACGTGATAGATATCTGGACCAATCTTTGTTCCTTGATACCATTCATTAATCCATCCCCATTCTAATGATTGTTGTGTAGGTATTGTTCCTGATTTATAAGATTCGTCAACTAACATTGATTGCTCATTACCCATCTCATCAATGTAAATAAGTTTACCTATTTTTCTTTTAGATATCCAATAGCTTCTCACCACTACATACTTATATCCAAATGAACTTACATTGTTAGTTAAGCCTAAGAAATCTTTTAATCCATCATTGTTCTCTTTCATTTCTGATTCAATGATCATTCTTGTTTGTAACACAAGTGGGTCAAAGGTATCATACATCACAGAGTCTTGTCCTGGAACAGCATCTGGATTACCTAGATTACTCTCACGTACATTGATCAATCCATAATCCTGTAAAGAACTTCTTAAGTGATCTATCTCTTCTTTAGTAAGATCTGGTATGCTTTCAATAATCTCTGAAAGTTCCATAACACTTACAGTACCAGCAGCATATGCACCTTGTGCTCTTCCTGTAGGATCTGATATATATTTTCTATCTGGTGTAGATAAAAACCAAGTGTTTTTTGGATTAGCCACTTCTACATTAAATCCAAGCTTCGAGTTGTCTTCATATATATGATAGAATTGTCTAGCAGATATTAACATATCTCTAAATGCATCTTCACTTTTTTCTTTAATATTAAACTCAGCTTTTTGACATGTAAGAATATGATTAGCCCATTTCTCTGCAACAGATGTATAGCTATCTAACTGATCCTTAACTTGTTCCATTGTCATTTGCTCTAATTGCTCAGGATCAATTTCTTCTCCTGACATAGCAGCTTTTTGTACTAATTGTTCTTTAACTTGACTGATTACATATTGTTGAAGAGTGTCTGTTTTAAATTGTAACTCTTCTGCTTGACTATCATCATCAAAAGCTTTCACTCTAAATGTATCTGGTCTTTTAGATATTTCACCTACAAGTTCATTGATAGGAGTGGTGATAATAGAATACATCTTCACATAAGCAGGAAGCTCAAGATCTGATGTAAGCACATCTGTAAAGCTTCTCACCTCTGGTTCTTGATAGAAATCCTCCATACGAAGAATCCCTTTCATAAGATCGTAGTTCTTTACGAATGTATCTCTATTCTTTACATACTCAGCGTATGCTTTATTAGAGAAATAATCCATTGTATTCTTAATCCAACTCTCATCTTGCTTTTCCTTCTCTGTCTTGAATTGATCAGGGAAGATGTTTAAGTATGCATACCTAATAGTAGCATCTTTTGTATATCTAATTATTGCCATTATGTAAACAATTTATTTTTTGGTGTGTTAAACATTGATCTGCTTTCTGTAAACAGAGTATTCTTTTTATTCTTTTTGAACATTGATTGTATTCTTACATCTTGTTCTCCTCCTATTTTTCCCATAATGGGATCTAGTTTCATTGCTAAAGCTATTGCAAGCTCTGCTGCAATGATTCTATCAAAGTTACCTGATTCATTATACTGAATCATCTCCTCAAGTAGAACAGGATCAAATATCTTGGCCATACCTTTTATTTCAGACTTAATGTTTCCATCGTCATCCTTTTCTGTATGTATCACTTCTTCTGTATATTTCTTAAGACATCCATGTAAGAAGTCTCGTATTTTCTCAGAAGATCTATGTATTCCGTAATCCCTTCGCACTGTGGTGTTTGGAACTATTTCTTTTAACCAATCTGGTTGTCTCTCTAAATAATGTGCATCTCCTTTGGCTATCATGTAATCAATGAATGATATTTCATCATTCTCACATAGAGCTCTAGCATTGTAATACTTGATTAGATATCTAGCTTGTTCTTCCCATGTTTCTTTCTTCTCTGGTCTAGCACAATAACTAGCAACAAACATATCTTGATACTTCTCTCCTGATATAGCATGCATACGTTTGTATATATAGACAGATCCTAATGAGCTTGAGTATGCAGACTTACCTTGTCTATAAGGGTCAATCCCTGCTACATATAATCCATATGGAGGACTTTCAATTGGAAACTCATATATCATTACAGGAGCTTCTTTGTTATCACTATTCTTAAGAGGGAAGTTTGATATAGGCACCTTATCTGTAAACTCATGTTTCACTCCTTGTCCATCATCATATAAAACAACAGGTGTTCCTGTTCTTTCTTGTGCTAACAGTCTGGCTTTCTGACGTTTAGATGCTTCAATATCAAATATGTTCGTATCCTCATTCAAGAATATATCATCCACTTCTTGTGGGTAATACATCTTCTCTTTCAAATAAGCTAGTCTATCACCAGCTTTCTTTAATCTTTCAAGATTGTCATTTGTAATCTTATTAGCTTTCTCTTCATTAGATACTAACATCTTTACATTATGTAATTCAGAATCTGCTGGTTGTTCTAAATAAGCACCAAGAGATGATTCTTCTTTAGCTTCCATTCTATACTTATGTGAGATGAATAGTCCATGGATTCTTTGATCATCCTTTGCACTATTGTATTCTAGGAAGTTGAAATTAGCTACATCAAACATTAAGCTTTTTGCATCCATGAAATTCTGCATATCTCCACCTGTACCTGTAAGAATTGGAGAACATCCCCAACCAAATGGTGTGGTGAAACCTGGTGTAGCAGCTTGTAGTCCTCTGAGGAAATTACCCTTACCTATCTCATCAATGATTAACCTACGAGGTTTTGTACCTGCAATAGCCTCTTCATTATTACCACCATCTAAGTTACGAATAAGGATCTGAGAAAAGGGGATTCGCTCTCCTGCTTTTGTCTTGATCCCTAATGTAACTTGGTTTTTCCAGTTGTCTTCCACCCTTTGCCATCTCCAGGCTTCAGGTAGGAAGTTTAATCCTTTGTCAATCTTATCTGTGATAAGCTTTATATCGGGAGCATTTAGTCCTGCTATAATGTTCTGGGAATTCTCATCGAATGTTGCCCCATGACCTATGTAGGAGCTCTCAATTACTGACTTAGCCAAACGTCTAATGCCTAATATTACAAGGCCTTTCTTTTCTGTATGTGCTCTATCTATTTCGTTTGTTATAATCCATTCATTATCACGTAGATATGGATTAGCATATTTCTGGTTAATCCTTCCACGCTCATCTATAATATCCACCTCTGTATTCCAGAAGTTTAAATGCCAATATAGAAAAGGGTTAATATATACTCCTCCCATTGTACAGCCATCAATACATAGTTGTTTATGGAAAGCATAGAACGCTTTATACTCTTCTGAGTCCTTTGATGGAACTCTTTTTTGATTGATAAACCAATCTCCGTATTCAATACTTTGTAAACCATCGATCATCATTATCTTCTACCTTTTAAGAAATCCTCTGCCATACTACCAAGCTCAACACCACCTCTTACAGGCACCACCTTAGCTTCTTGTTTTTCTCTCATAGCATCTACTGTTCTAAGAATCTCAGCATAATCTTTAAGAGCTTGTGTAAGATCTTTTCTTTGTGATTCTTTATTAGCTACGCATACAGAAACCATTCCTCCATTTTTAGTTTCTTTGTATTGCATACGATCTGTAAGAGTTGAATAAGGGTTAGCTTCTATATATTCTTTTAGCTCTGCTAATTGTTTATCTAGAAAATCTAATTCATATTCTATTAATAATGCTTTTTTTACAACTGCCATTATGTAGTTTTTTTATTTATAATACCTCTAGCTTTTAATGCTAGTCTTAATTTTTCTCTAGTAGCTTCTGTAACAACTCTTTTGCTATTTGCCACTCTAATTTTATCTTTCATCTCTGGAGTCCATTCAACTTTATGTCCAGTCATTCCTTCACCACCATCTGTAATATTTACAAGAGTTCCTTTCTTATCTTTTTTCTTTCCTAATAAGGCTATATAATTAATCTCTTGATTTATTATTTCTTCCTTACTATCAGATTCAGAAATAATCATTACATTATATCTAGATTTATTAGAAACTTTTTTCCAAAAAGCACTTCTTTTTTTATAACATAAAGCTCTATCATAATCTTTAGTTCTATACTTAGTACCTATACCAATATAAAAAGCTTCACTTTTATCCTGTCTATAATGCACGTAAAGATAATACTTTTTATCTTTAGTTATATTAGATGGGATAATTACTCTATCTATAAAAGGATGATTAACTAATATCATAGTTCTGTATTTATGTATGTAGTTTTTTTTACTGCCATTGTAATGATATGTATTTTGCAAAAGCTGAATCAATTTCTTCTTTACAGTTTTTAATAATTAACATATGTTCTTTTAGTTTAAACATAAGTTCTTGTATTCTATCTTCTTCATATAAAATTGATCTTAATGCATCTCTTTTGATTCTTAGATATTCATCATATGATCCATCTTCTTCTCCAATAAAATCTTGTATTACACTGCAATCATTATGTGGATCACATGCTGGAATAGTTCCAGGATTATAAAACTTACTTTCTGTAGATTCCCATCCAGAACCTTTTTCTATATTTAAAATATCTTCCATAATGTAGTTTGTATTATATTGTTATTTAGTCTTCCTCTTCTTCGAACAATGTTCTCTCCAAATTCATGCCATCTTTTATAATAGCTTCTATTTCTTCTTCATTATGATTGACATCCATCTCAAGGCTTGCTTCATATCTTTGAAGAGAAAAGAATAGCTCTCTGTCTGACACACCCCATAATTCAGATCCATCAATAGCTGTAGAAATGTGTCTTCCCATATTATATGTAGCATGGGCTTTTCTCAAACGCTTTAATGTCTGTAGTATTTGGTGATAATAGTTTGGTTGTTTTGCCATTATATAAGATCATTTATGTCATCATCAGATAGACTTCTTGATGTATTATCTGGTATGTCATCATTAGAATAATCTAATTCTATTTCTTCTAATTCATCATCATCATCATCCTCATCCCTTTCATCATGTAACATGTATTCAGGTTTAATGGTAATTTGTATAAGATCTTTAACAGATCCATTCTCATCTTTCTGCTCACCTGACAAATCAATATAATCAGCTCCATTATCATATAGATCTTGGAGGATTTCAATAAGGGCTTGTAATGGTATTTTACGTAGTTTTAACATCCTGTGTTTGTGTTTCTGCAGACATCCATTTCTTTAATGGACATTCACACGTTAGACATTTAGTCTTTGCAGACAATGTACATCCACAATTTGTGCAATGTGCATCTGGTCTTATTGTTTTGTAATCTTTCTTATTTGAAGAATGTTCTTCACATGCTTCACATATTAATAGTCTACTTGTAGACACATCAATTATATGTTGGTCTAAAAATGCTTGAGGCGTAAGATTGTTTTTCCAACCTTCTACTATTTGATTTAGTTTAGACATTGTCTTCTTTTATTTTTGGTTTTAACATCTTAATATCATTTGTCACTGTAATCATTCTCAATTCTGTAGAATGTCTTTTCTTATCTGTAATAGATGTATCAGCTAATGTGTTCTCGTAAGCTTGTCTTATCTGTAGAAGCTTTCTATACTTCGTATCAGCTTTCTTCGTATTAAACAAGAACTTACCAAACCCAGATATCTCTACACTATCATTTGTATTCAGAGCATCATTGGCAGAATCAAACTGATGTGTAACCACTTGATCAATCACCTTCTCTGATACAACAATATTAATTGACATCCTCTTGATGATCCACTCCTTCACTGTCATTGTGCTTGGCTTCTCCATGTACTAGTTTTATTTCTAATGTTAAATCCTTAGTGAAATCAATTGTGATGATTGGATTCACCTTCACCTTACCATTCTCCTTAATAAATATACCTATTTTCTTAAGCTTTGATATTATGTTATTAATAGAAGGAGATGTACTATTATATGTCTTACAGAATTCTTCTCTCACATTAGCATATGTAATGTTTCCTTTAATAGCTGTAAAAGATACTAATTGAATTTCTCTTTCTGTTAGATGTAGATTGTTTATAGCAGATAGAATGGAATAGTATTTCTCAGCTAACTCAATGTCTGTATAAACATCCTTCTTAAGTTTTTGTATAATCATTGGTTTCATAATGTAGTTTTATCTAATCATGTTACAAAGATATACAATAAACATATACAACGTATACTTTTTTTATTTCCAATGCTATATTATGACTAAAATCTCTATAGAAGCGTAGAAGATAACCTCGCCCAACCACCACCCCAAAGGTATGACATAAATTTTATATCTTCCAAATTTTTTTTAATTTTTTTTTTCAAAATTTTAGAAAGCTATTGTGTATGTGGGAATTAGGTCCACTCCATATCAATACCCCCTGTACATTTTGAGTGGTTGGGGTATTCCCCCACACTCTGATTCACTTGGCAGGAAATGTGGCGTGATAACCACAATGATTCTAAGTTAACAAGGAGATAGAAAGCCTTGTTATTATTAATCTTTAATACTTATCATTATGGAAGTATCAAATGTTTTGTTAGACAATGGTGTTGTGTCTATTTATTTTAAACACACCGACTATTGTGTTAGAACAGAGTTAACGTTCAACACATACAGAATGTATTGTGAGTTCAATAAGATTCCATTGAATGATTATCAATACAATTCTGAACGTTTGATTGCAATAGACCTTAATAGTCTAATATCAAATAAAAACATTGAGGAATTAGTAGCGTTGTAATAGCGCTATTGATTCCATCAATACCCTATTTGGGATTCCATCCCAAAACCCTTTTTACATTCGGAGTATAAGACTCAACATAAATCCATTAATTAAAAACAGAAAAACATGGAAACTTTAGTATTTAAAAAAGCTTCAGAGAAAGCAAAATCGTCGTTACAATCTTTTGGTACAGTTGCTAATGCAATTGGTGCCAATGGTACCGTTGAACCTATCAACGCAATTAGAGCTCTTGAAGAGCAAGCTTGTGCTTTAAAAGTAGCACTTACACTTGAGAATGGAGATTTTCTTGACGCTACTTGCTCACGCAAAGTAATGAAAGACCTTTGGTCACAAGAATTGTCATACAGTGACATTAAGTTTCTTGA